AGAAGATGATAAAGAGTTGTTGAATGAGTGAAAAAACTCCAACAACGTATTTGGGGAACCCAAATCTCAAACGAGCGCATGTGCCTGTTGGGTTTTCTGAACATGAAGTCAAGGAGTATATGAAATGTTTAGAAGATCCTATTTATTTTATTGAGCAGTATGTGAAAATCGTGCACGTTGATAAAGGATTGATTCCTTTTAAGATGTGGGATTTTCAACGCAACATGGTTGAGACCTTTGTGAAAGATCGGTTTGTGATTTGTAAGATGCCTCGACAATCAGGCAAATCGACTACGATCATTTCTTATTTGTTGCATTATGTGTTGTTCCATGAAAATGTAAGTGTGGGTGTCTTAGCGAACAAAGGACAAACAGCTCGGGAATTGTTAGGGCGATTACAACTCGCATATGAACATCTTCCAAAATGGTTGCAACAAGGCATTGTCGAGTGGAATAAAGGGAACATTAACCTTGAGAATGGGTCAAAGATTTTAGCGTGTGCCACATCATCGAGTGCGATTCGTGGTGGTACATTCAATATCATTTTCTTAGATGAGTTTGCGTTTGTTCCTAATACATTAGCAGAACAGTTTTTTAGTTCGGTGTATCCGACAATCTCCTCTGGACAAGAAACGAAAGTCTTAATCGTTTCCACTCCGAAGGGGATGAATATGTTTTATAAGATGTGGGTGGATGCAGAAGAAAAAAGGAGCCACTACACTCCCATCGAAGTACATTGGAATAATGTCCCTGGTCGCGATGATGCGTGGCGGAAACAAACGATTGCCAACACATCAGAAGATCAGTTTCGGACAGAGTTTGAGTGTGAATTTATTGGCTCAACACAAACACTAGTGTTGCCCAGTAAGTTACGCACGATTCCTTGGAAGACACCGAAGTATGAGAAAGACAATTTACGGGTGTTTGAGGAGCCGAAACCCAAACATATCTATGCCTTGACTGTTGATACAGCACGAGGACAGGGGAACGACAACTCAGCATTTTCAGTAATTGATATTACTGAATCACCGTATAAACAAGTGGTCGCATATAGTGACCCAAATATTTCTCCATTATTGTTTCCTAACTTGATTAACAAAATAGGAAACGAGTATAATACTGCCTATGTGTTGGTTGAAATCAACGACATAGGGCAACAAGTAGCCGACATTTTGCATCACGACTTAGAATATGAAGAAGTATTGAAGTTGATGATGAAGGGGCGCAGTGGGCAGATGATCGGTGGAGGATTTACTAAACGAGTTCAGTATGGTATTCGCACAACGAAATCAGTCAAAGCAATTGGGTGTGCGAATCTAAAAAGTCTGATTGAAAATGATATTTTGCTTATCAATGATTTTGATACGGTCAAAGAACTGACCTCGTTTGTGACATCTGGGCCATCATTTAAAGCTGAAGATGGAGCCCATGACGATTTGACGATGACCTTAGTACTATTTGGGTGGCTTGCTGCCCAAAAGTATTTTAAGGAGTTGACAGATCAGGATTTGCGGTTGAAAATATATCAAGAACGCATTAGATCAATGGAAGCGGAAGTTATTCCGTTTGGATTTATCGGTGATGAAAACCAATCATCATTCGTTGATGCAGACGGACAACGGTGGGAAACTGTTGATGAAGATGTTGTGAGCAGGGTGTAAAAGCTCATATTTATAAATATTGGCGTAAGTAAGACGGCGTTATGAGAAGCGTAATCAACCAAATATGACAATGAGAGTGTAAATTTAAGAAGGAGCTGACAACATGGCATTTCAACTTAGTCCTGGTGTATTAGTCACCGAAAAAGACTTAACGACTATTGTGCCTGCAGTAGCTACATCTGCTGGGGGCATGGCGGGGACCTTTGCGTGGGGTCCTGCTGAAGAAGTCCTACTAATTGATACTGAGAACCTTTTGAAATCCACGTTCCACGAGCCAGATGCCAACACTTATGAGTGGTGGTTTACGGCTGCGAATTTCTTACAATATGGGAACAACTTACAAGTAGTGAGGACAATCCACGAAACAGCAACAGCGTCCGAGGCTATTCACAAAAACGCAACAACTCATGCCTCGAATGTTGTGTTAATTAAAAATCGAACCCACTATGACGCCAATTATGCAACTGGTCAAGCTAATGTTGGTCGTTGGGCAGCGAAGTATCCAGGCGCCTTGGGTAACAGTTTAAAGGTTGCTTTTGCTGATGCAGGTGCCAACGCGTCTGTTTATAATGCGTGGACCTATGCAGCGAATTTTGATGACCGTCCAGCAACGTCAGATTATGTATCTAAACGTAGTGGTAGCCTTGATGAACTCCATGTAATCGTAATTGACGAAGATGGTTTGTTTACGGGTACCGCGGGTACCGTGTTAGAACGATATCCGTATGTATCAAAGGCAAGCGACGCACGAAAAGATAATGGTGAAGGTAATTATTATGTTGACGTAATTAACAACCTATCAAGGTATATCTATTGGATGGATCATGCCCATACGAGTTGGGGTGCTGCCGCTGGTGGGACTACATTTGTTAGCTTTGGAGCGCAAAATGGAGAATCATTAACTGGTGGTGTTGATGCAAACAATCAAGTTACCGCGGGTGATTTAAATACGCAAATAAGTAAATTTGCGAACGCTGATGAAATTGATATTCAACTATTCTTAGCTGGTCCAGGTCGACCACATTCTGCTGCAGCTGCAGGGACGACAAACATTACTCACATGATTAGTAATATTTCAGAAGGAAGAAAAGATTGTATCGTATTTCTTTCTCCTGAATATTCAGATGTTGTGAATGTGACTGATGCAGCGACAGCAATCACGAATACAAACTCTTTACGAGATTCCATTATAGGAACAGGAACTTCATATACGAACGGAACGTCATATGGTGTGATGGACGGTAATTGGAAATACCAATATGACCGATATAATGATGTGTTCCGTTGGATTCCTATGAATGGGGATACTGCGGGTCTGTGTGTTCGGACTGATAACGTTGCTGATCCTTGGTTCTCACCGGCTGGATTTAATCGTGGTCAAGTGAAGAACGTGATTAAATTGGCATATCAACCATCAAAAGCACAACGGGATACGTTGTATAAGAAGTCTGTTAATCCTGTTATAACGTTTGCTGGAGAGGGTACTGTCCTCTTTGGTGACAAAACAATGATGGCAAAACCAAGTGCGTTTGATCGAATTAACGTGCGACGGTTGTTCTTAGTATTAGAGAAATCAATTGCGATTGCAGCGAAATATTCGCTGTTTGAGTTCAATGACGAGTTTACTCGGGCACAATTTAGAAATATGGTGGAGCCGTTCTTGAGAGATATTCAAAGTCGGCGAGGTATCTTTGACTTCAAAGTGGTGTGTGATACATCAAACAATACACCAGAAGTGATTGATCGAAACGAGTTTATTGCTGACATATATGTTAAGCCTGCTCGGAGCATCAACTACATTTTCTTAAACTTTGTTGCAACTAGAACAGGTGTAAGTTTTGAAGAAGTTGGCGGGTAATTGAATAAATACTTGATAGAACGTTTCATCTAAAGAAGGAGAATAACAAATGGCAACATTAAGACTTGCTGATTTTGCAGCCAATATGGCGCAAGGTGGTGCCCGTCCTAACCTATTTCGAGTTGACCTTGATCCAGCTGGTCCTATCTTATCTGGATTAGGACAAAAGTTTAGTTTTTTATGTAAGGCATCTGCCATTCCTGCGTCAACGGTTGGTGTAATACCTGTGCCATTTCGTGGTCGAATTTTAAAACTTGCGGGAGATCGTACCTATGCAGATTGGACGATTACTGTAATTAATGACCATGGATGGACAATACGAAAAGCCTTTGAGGAATGGAGCAATAAGATTAACCACTACATTGACAACGTAAGTGCAGTGGGTTCAGCAGCAGTACGAGCTGGCGAACGTTATACTAATGACGGAACAGTTACTCATCTTGGTCGTGATGGAGGTGTTGTTGCTCAATATCAGATGAAAGATTGTTGGCCGAGTGAAATCGCCGCAATTGATTTATCGTATGAGTCAACAGATGCGATTGAAGAATTTTCTGTGACGTTACAGTACCAGTGGTTCGAGCCTCTCCACGCGGCTCATCAATAATGGATTTTATATAAAGTGACAACGGCGGGAGGGTGACCTCCCGCCATATTCGCAAGGAGAAGCTTCATGGATTTCTTTGGATTTAGAATAGGTAAAATTGACAAAGAGGAAGATGCAAAGAGTAAATCGTTTGCAATTCCTCAACCAGATGATGGTTCATTTACATTACAAACAGGCGGTCATTACGGAGACACGTTAGATTTTGAAGCGGGACTCCAAGCAATCCAAAATGAACCACAACTTATCAATCGGTATCGTGAAATTGCCTTATCTCCGGAAGGAGAAGGCGCGATTGATGATATTGTAAATGAGGCGATTGTTTCTGATGAATGGGAATCGCCAGTATCACTTATTCTTGATGATCTGGACCAACCAGATACGATTAAAGATAAAGTCAAGGAAGAATTTGCGCATATTTTGCGTCTATTAGATTTCAATAGACAGGGACATGAAATGTTCCGGCGTTGGTATGTTGATGGTCGACTCTATTATCACATGATTATTGATAATGACCATCCTGAAAAGGGACTCTTAGAAGCACGGTATATTGATCCACGACGGATACGAAAAGTCCGAGAAGTAAAAAAGGGTACATCAAAGAGCGGGGTGCCTGTTGTTGATGAAGTACTAGAGTATTACATTTATAATGAACGAGGACTTGCTACTGCAACTCCAGCGATGGGACTCAAGATTGCGCCTGATAGTATCTGTTACATTCATTCGGGATTAGTTGATTATCGTAGTCGATTGGTACAAAGTTATTTGCATCAAGCAATCAAGCCGTTGAATCAGTTACGCATGATTGAAGATGCTGTAGTGATTTATCGGTTAGCTCGAGCGCCTGAACGGCGTATTTTTTATATTGATGTCGGGAACCTCCCGAAGATCAAAGCGGAACAATACTTGAAAGACATTATGAACAAGTATCGGAACAAACTTGTCTATGATGCTCAAACAGGTGAGATTCGCGATGATCGAAAACATATGACGATGTTAGAAGATTTCTGGCTCCCCCGCCGAGAGGGTGGCCGAGGAACAGAGATCACGACACTTCCAGGTGGTCAAAATTTAGGAGAGATGGAAGATGTCTCATATTTTCTCCGAAAGTTTTATAAGGCGTTGCACGTGCCTGTCTCTCGTTTAGAGAGCGAAAACAATTTCAATATTGGTCGTGCTGCTGAAATTACACGGGACGAACTCAAGTTTTCAAAATTTGTTGGGAGACTCAGAAAACGATTTGCGGGAGTATTCAGCAAACTTCTTGAGACACAACTGTTGCTCAAGGGAGTTATTACAAAGGAAGATTGGCCAGACTTTCAAGAACATATCCATTACGATTTCTTGAAAGATTCGCATTTTGCTGAACTCAAGCATTCTGAAATTATGAAAGAAAGACTTGGTGTGCTGAATGATCTAGGTGATAATATTGGCAAATATTATTCGCACCGATGGGTGAAAAAGAATGTATTAATGATGAATGATGATGAAATTGATGCAATGACTAAAGAAATGGATAGTGAAAAGCCACAACAAAAACCAGAGAGTGGCGAAGATGAGGAGTTTTGATGGGGAATAAACAGAAGAAACCATCGGGAAAGAAGCCAAAGAAAACACTAGAAAGGATCGCGAAAGAAAAAGCAAAACAACAGAAAGGAGAGTAGCATGGCAAATATAATTGCTACTGCATTACTTTCCGTAATGTTGTTTATGTCGCCTTCAGCATTATTCGCAAGCGAAAGTCTACCAACAGACCATTATGAGTTGCGTGAACGTCCCTGTACGATTGAAGGGGCTATTCATGTAATGGGAGATGAATTAAATACTGGTGGATTGCAAGCAAGTTGTCAAGTAGATGTCCAGGCGGACAAACATACGTTACGGATGTATCGACCTTATCGTGGTATGATGGTGGTCGTTAAGGTACCATATGTTCCAGATATAAGTGATATTGAAATGCAGTATATGTGGGGATCACACCACGTTGCATTTCGGTATAGAGTTATCAATCAAACATATGAGTATCTTACCGAAAAACCTGAAGGACCTTTATATTGGATTAACTCAAGGGAACACTTATGAAACGATTTAATGAATTTCTAACAGTAGAAGCTAAAAGCCCATTTGAGAAAGATAAGAATTATAAGAAGCTCAACCCGAAGATGAAAAAAGCGGTTGATGATACAATGGACAAATGGGAAAAATTAGGAGTTGATAAACTTGATAAAGCTGCTACAATAATTGCAAAGAAACATAAAGTTAATGCAAAAGACATTATCAAGTTTTTAGAGAAAGCAGTTCTTGGAGAAGAAGCCGAAACGTGGTCAACAGTCGTTCCAAAACTCTACGATATTAGTCGTGAGTTAGAAACGATGTCTATAGATTTTCAAGATGGAACCTCGGTTAATGTAGATTACGATACTGCAACGAGAGTGGTTGGTGTATACGAAAAACTCAATAAAGAAAACAAAGTTCGTATGGCAGAAATGCTTGAACAAGGCGATACGTGGTTTGCTCAAGTAATTGATTACGTTAATCAGGTAAAGGAATAAACTAGGTAGAAGATAAGAAGGGATAACGTACTATGGCAGATACCGTTACTGCAAGAACATTATATGATATAACTGGAAAAAAGTATGTTGGATTGTTTACAAATATTTCTGATGGTACGGGCGAAGGAGGCAACGCAGTTGGAGGCGCCGGTGTTGTAAAAGTCGATGCATCAGGAATTACTTGTCTTCCCACCGATGGAACTGCAAAAATTGTCAAACTTTGGTGGTCATGTGAGACAGGTGGGGGAAGTTTTGGTGGTGTACGAGTGTTTTGGAAGGGAAATAATGCTGGTAATGATGCGACCGCTGTGGTCTTATCTGGATCGGGTCATTGGGACCTTAAAGAAGAAGGATGTCCGATCAGCAACAATGCGACAAACCCAACTGGTGATATTGCCTTTACTACGTTAGGAATGCAAAATAACGATTCCTATACAATTATGATAGAAGTAGATCCTGGATAATGGAGGTGTTTTATGAGTGATTTGATGTCACAAATTAGGAATGATGAAGCGTCTGCTATTAAAGATTCAATCGAAGCATCATTGAAGGCAAAAGTTTCTGCATCACTTGATATGCGTAAACAGCAAGTTGCAGCACAAGTGTTCAATGGTGATGATGATGTTGAAGAAGTTGCAGATGAATTAACTGAAGATACCGATGATGAAGAAGAAGCAGATGATTGGGATGATACTGATTATGAGATAGAT